TCCTCAAAAAATTGGATATCGCCGCCTGTCGATACTGAGAGTCGAAACGCAGACGATGAATCATCAAAAATTGAAAAAGCATTATCGCTTGACCTGTTTAATAAACGATATGTTTTTACTCCGTTATTGAAATACGCTTCAGCATTTGTTCCGCTTGTTCCAACAGTAAGCCCATCCATCGTGGCGCTGCCCGTGACATCTATGCCGCTGGCTGTACTGGCTAGTTTGGCTGCGTTGTCGTAGTAAAGCCGTGCCGCACCACCAAAGGTAAAGTCGGCATATCTTTCAGAAAGAGACCCGTCTAAAAATACAAGGTCGGTTCCTGCAATGTAAAAAGTGCCTGTGCCACTATCTACGAGTCGTGAATCTGTTCCTGTGTGCGAAATTTGTAAATCATCACTCGCACCAAACGTAGCTACGTCAGCATCGCCCAATGCAATCCCGCCGTTGGCTGTGATTTCGCCAGTGACTGTTAGAGTGCTTGGGTTAGTACCCAGCTCTACAATAGCGCCTGCGTTATCCTCAGTAAATAGTCGTTTATCAGCTACGTTGACTGCCAGTTCACCCTGTAAAAGATCACTTGCTGTTGGAACGGCAGAAGCAGTAGAGCTATTCTTTGTTACAATTTTTGTTGCCATAGTTATATACCCTTAGTATGTGCCGCCGTTCAGCGTACCAGTAGTCATGTTGTCTGCGTTTAAGTTAGATAGTGTTACTATAGCTGCCGCTGCACTGGCGGCTGCTGCTGTAGCACTAGCTGCTGCATTGGTCTCAGCAGTCTCAGCGTTAGTCTCAGCAGTCTCTGCATTGGTCTCTGCCGTAGCCGCTGCCGCAGCACTAGTGGCTGCGTTGCTTGCTTGTGTAGAGGCTGTAGACGCGCTTGTAGCTGCGTTGGTAGCACTGGTGCTTGCTTCGCTAGCTTTGGTTGTAGCTGTGCCAGCACTTGTGGCTGAGTTAGTCTCGCTTGTACCTGCATTGGTTTCGCTCGTTGCTGCGTTAGTTGCGCTAGTGCTTGCTTCAGATGCTTTAGTAGTAGCTGTGCTTGCAGAGGTACTAGCCTCAGATGCTTTAGTAGTAGCTGTAGAGGCACTAGTAGCTGCGCTCGTAGCAGAGCTTGCTGCTGCTGTAGCACTGGTAGCTGCTTCGCTAGCCTTAGTAGTAGCAGTGCTTGCGCTAGTTGATGAACTAGAGGCACTACTAGCTGCGTTGGTCTCTGACGTTGCCGCCTCACTAGCTTTGGTTGTAGCTGTTGTAGCACTGCCTGCCGCTGCTGTGGCACTGCTGGCTGCATTGGTAGCGGATGTAGCCGCTGCACTAGCATCCGCAGATACAGAGGACTCTGAAGCAGCAGCCGCTGTAGCACTTGAGGCAGCGTTAGTGGCTGAAGTAGCTGCACCACTTGCTGAACCAGACGCTGCCGTAGCGGAACTAGAAGCAGCCGTGGCTGAAGTAGATGCACCAGAGGCCGATGTAGCAGCATTACTTTCGGAGGTTGAGGCATTGCTAGCACTAGTAAAAGCCTCTGATGCTTTAGTCGTTGCCGTAGAATTACTCGTAGACGCACTGGTTGCGCTTGTAGCGGCTTCTGACGCTTTGGTAGTAGCAGTGGTAGCACTAGCAGCGGAAGCCGTCTGAGAGGCACTAGAGGCTGTCTCAGAGGCACTGGCTGCTGTAGCACTTGAAGCAGCACCTGTGGCGCTAGTGGCTGAGTTAGTGGCTGATGTTGCTGCGGCAGTCGCTGAGTTTTCTGCTGCTGTTGCAAAGGCTGCAACACCTGTAGCACTGTTAGCTGCATTAGTAGCGGAAGTGTTTGCTTCGCTTGCTTTAGTTGTAGCAGTAGTTGCAGAGTTAGCAGCCTCTACCGCACTACCGGCTGCATCACTTGCTTTTGTAGTAGCTATAGCAGCTTGGGCTGTAACAATAGTGATAGTAGCATCCGTATTGGAATCACCAGCACCACCGTCGCCTCTAAATATAGCCATTGTAGCTCCTACAAAAAAAAGGGAGAATAAAGAATAAAGAATAAAGAAAGGGGGACTCCGAAAGGAATCCCCCAGTTTAGCTTAAAGTACAGCTAAGGTAAAGCCTGCTTCTGGACGCATGACCTGAACGCCATACAGAGTATCAGCAGTGTACAAAGTACCAAGGAACTCCTGCTTGTACTGAGTCTGTGAACGTACAGCTTGCTGCTCTGCAAGAACATTGGTGTCCTTGTGGATCAACTGAGCGCCACGAACGCCTGACTCAAGAGTAGGTACGTTAGTAGAAACATATACGTCAACACCGTACAGGTTACCAATCTTACCAGTCTCTACACCTTTGCCATTAACAAAGTCAGTAGAAGTGTAGCGATCAATACCCATGATAGCGTTACGCAGTGAAGGAGGAACAACGAAGCTGCGGTTGTCCATAGGAACGTCTGCATCGTCTTGCTTCTGAATCAGCGCACGGAACGCAGCGTCAGAGAAAGCGCCAATGTCAGCAGTACCGTCAGCGTCATAGGCTTCCAAAGCACCAGAGGTAGTGTTAATCTGGAAAGAACCAGTATTAACAAAGCTAGAACCATTCCCGTTACCAAAAGACTTAGCCAGAGCAAACAGATCGTTGTCAACCTGCTTTGCTAGACCGTACCCTGCATCGCCAGTGTAGAACTGACGCAGTGAAGCAAGAGCCTGTACTTCGGTGATGTCTTCAATCAGACGAGAAAATTCAAAGTGCTTGTTGATGTTAATCAGAACTTCTGACTCAACAGAGTTCTGGATAGTTACGGCAGTTTCTGCAACTTTAGCAGTAGCTGAACCACGGGTAGGCTTAGGGACGTGAATGGTGTCACCTTTCTTACCAGTCATGCTCATTTTCTTAACGAGGTTAGCCATTACAAGATTGCTCTTGTATGCTGCAATTACTTCGTCACTCCAAATTTCTGGAATAAAAGTAGCTGCGCTAGTGTTGTCTACTGCTCCACCCATGTTGGGATATACTGATGTAGCCATGATAATACTTCCTTTTAAAGAGATTAGTTATCTAACCCTTTTTTCAGCATAAGCCCTTTCTATTTCTGGAGATAAAGCTAAATACCTATCAGGGTCAGTTTGCATTAGTTTAATAATGTCTGAACGTCTATAGACTTTCTTAGATGCTGCCTCGCCACTTCCTTTTGCACCGCCTGTTGAGGCAGTCTTGACAGCTTCTTTCCTGCTTGCTTTTTCATTAGCGGCAGACTGAGCTACTGTTTGCTGACGCTCTTTCCAGATAGTAAAAAGCTCATCAGCAGCTTCATAGTCATACTGCGTATCTGCTTGTGCAAAAAGCTGAGTACGAATCTTTGATCCTTTAATCCAATCAACAAACTTACCGTTTTGCAGAATCTCTTTCATGTCAGGATGACGTTGTTGCAATTGAGACTGTGCTGTATGTTGCTTGTACTTCTGTGTTTGTGCTTCAGCAGCTTTGATTGAAGGATGATTCTTAATCGCTCTCTCGACTGCCTTGTCGGGATCAGAAAAAAAGTCTATGTCTTCTTCAGGTTCTTGGGTTGCTTGTGATGTTGTGTCGAGTTGTGTCTGTATGTAGTTGTCAACAACGGATCGCAACTCCCCTACTTCTCCGCTTTGCTTTCCTAGTAGCTTTTCAGCTTCTTGGTGCATCCTTACAA